GCAGTCGCTTTTTTAATCCAGCGACCTCCCTTTTTTACATATACATTTTTTCCTGAAGTTTTATATGGCATTACAACCTCGTAGGTATTGATTTAGTAGGTGTAGGAACTACTACACCATTTACTGAAAGAGAAAAAGGTGTCCATTCTTCTTCAGTGAAGGATGCTTCGAAACTTTCTCTGTCAAAAGTGTTGTCTACATATTCACTATAAGTAGGTACATTTTCTACAGATACCGTCTCTCTCTGTACCGAGGCTCTTTGGGCTACTTTTGTAGATACCTGCGGTGCACTATTAATAGTATAAAACTGAGCTATATCTGCTTTCAAAAATTGATTTGAAAACCAAGCTAATAAGTTGAAGAAAATGGAAAAATAACCCTGTCCTCTATATTGCTGTTTTATACATATTCTATGAACACAAAAACAACTATTTGATCCGCCACTAGTATAAGATAAACAGACTGCTCCTACCTCATCGCCAGAAGGGTTGCATAGAAAAAACACTCCATGATTTATAACAGGTATAGAGTTTTTTACTATATAAATATCATTTAAAGTTTTTTCCGATCTTTCACACCAATCTAAAGATTGTCTTAAATTAAAGGAGTAGTGTAAGTATTCTTTAAAAATACTGTTTAATTTTTCCGCATCAGTAAAAGTCTCCGACACTTCTCTTAGATAAAAATTATTTTGACTGTTTGATATTTTCATAAATTAGCCTTTTACATCCCCTGGGTTGATTGGTGCAGCATTATTTATTCCAGAAATAGAAACAGATACTGCTGTAACTGAGTTAGAGGGGGTATGTGTTATGCTGCAAACATAACCTCCTCCAGATGCTCCATCATAGTTTTGAATCTGATCATATCCATTATTTTGACTTCCTCCAGTACCATAGGACTCGGTATGTGAAGTTCCATTAATATTTATAGTATAATTAGCCTCGTTTGTATAAGTAGCCCCTCCAGTTATGCCTGTAAAAGAGTAATATACTGATCTAACTTTACTTCCCTCTAAACCTCCTGAACTTGTAGTAGAACCAGGATTTCCAATATGTCTTAATCTGACTTCTGCAACTTTTGTAGATCCCGCAAAAAATTCATGTAGTGTTTGAATCCAAGGTTCGCCATTACCATTCGTACCGCTCCCATGCTCGTATTCAAAGTCGTTTGTAGCAGTATAAGTATACTTATAATTACTAGAAGATCTAGGCTGATAATTTGTTCCGTCATAGTTAAAACCGATTACTGTAGGACCGACCCATTTTGTTGAAGCGGCATTGATATCCGAAACATCTTCTGTTACGGAATTTCCGAAGCCATCTTGTACTCTAACGGGAATAGTGAAAGTCACAGGACCAGTACCCAAACCTGGAGTAGTTTCTTGTGCTAGAAAATTAGATTCCCAATAATTATTTGCATTCGAAGCAGTAATAGTAGGTCTTTCTAGAACCCAATTTGCATCAGATAAATTAGTAAAAGAGTTTGTAGAAAAATTATAACTATCTGCTGTTGGAGCCACTCCCCCATTAGGAGCAGAAGCAGAAGCTACATTGTAATAAACAATTCCATTAGTTACTTGTAAACCTGCGCTGCCATCGGATCCTATAGAACCGTCCTTAGACTTAACTACAGTATATTTTAAGTCTACTGGTTGAGAATTATACTCCGCTCTCAAAACAAATTGTTCTGTATCGGAAATCCAAGCACCAGTAGAAGATACGGAACCTGTCACATCTAAGGTTCCTGAAGCTTCGTCTGTAAAAGAAGCAGTATAAGATCCTCCACTAAAATTAGTAACAGTGTATGTACCCGGACTATTTTGAGTACCTTTAGGGTTGACTGTACAATTAGTTTCTGAGCTAAAAGAAACAGTTGAACCGCTTCCTGCCTGTAAAACTAAAGTAATTTTATCAAAAGTTTCTACATTTTGAGTTATAGTTGCCATTTATATATTTCTCCTTACGGGCCTACAAAAGAGCTTAAACTTACAGATACAGAACAATCATTACTGCCAGCTCCCGCTTTTCTTATTGAAATAGTTACATTAGAGGAACGGCCATCAGGTTCATACCTACTACCTACTATTAAAGACCCTATTTGTCTAGTATATTGTAAACTTGCCCAAGTATTTTCAGCCCAGCTTGCAAATGGAGCGTCTCCAGAATTTAATACCCACTTAATTTCATATAAGTCCCCAATATCAGAAGCTCTATCTGCAACCGGAAGCCAGTCATCTGTAGCTGGAAAATCATTACAGAAACCTACTACAGTTCTGCCTAAGTCACCGCTTCTTAAAAAATTAAGTGTTACAGCAGCAGTATAATTAACCCCTGCTTGTGTTGCTTCTTCAGTAGCAAAATAACTAGTTGTAGCAATCTGAGCTGTTCCCGAAGCTGTTCCAGTATCTTGAATATTTACAGTTCCCAGAGAAGATAAAGAACTTCCTCCTGAAGCAGCTCCATAAATAGCGGGAACAAAACTTTCTCCAGAATCTGCTCCGTCTGAGGCAATATCAATAGTATAATCTTGCTGACCAGAGCTTAAGGTAATAGCGGTCCTAGCCACTACCCCATCTATAGGAGCATTCGTACCGTAATTAGGATTAGAAAAGTCTGCTGTAGTTATTCCTACAGGGGAGTCAAAAGATAAATACATAGTAGAAACATTTGTATTATCTGTTTCAAGGTGAACTGTAAAAGTGGTTCCTTCAGACGGGGAGTTACTGCTAACTGAAAAATTAAAAGTTTGTTTAGTAATAGTTATAACAGAAGAAGTAGCTAGTTTTGTCCCATTAGATGCTGCATCATATATTTCAGCATAAAAAGTTTCATTAGTAGTATCAAAGTTTATAGCAGTAGTAAAAGTAGTAGAAGTACCATTACCTCCAGTATCTAAATTAATTTGCTGTCGGCTTCCTGAAAGTGGAGGAGTTGCAGTAAAATCAAGGTCTGAAGTAGTTACATGAACAAACTGTAAATAAACGGAAGTACTGGGAGACCCAGAAACACTAAAACTAAAATTAACTCCTTCTTTAATGGTAGTGGTAGAGGGTGTTAAACTATACCCACTAGAGCTTGAACTTCCAACTGTCGCTAAAATATTATAATTAGTAGGAGGGTCTAATTGAAATAAATCATATTCTCCCGTAGTTTCACTAACAACTAGCGTTAATCCATTCTGGGTTTTGCTACTGTTTCCAGCGGCGGAGGTTCCCCCAACTACAGAATATGAGGCAGTGTTTGAAACATCTTGTCCACTAAAAAATACCTCCCAGCCCCCTGAAGCATTTACAAAATTACTTTCAAAAGTTTTTCCGAAAGAGTCTGTGTTTATAGTTTGATTTGGATTAGTTAAAACTCCAGTTAAATTTCCTGAACCTTGTTTAACCCTAACAATTGAAAGTCCATCTTGTAAAGCTACATTAGTTTCCCCGATATTTCTAACCTCTACTTTAATTACATCAGCTCCCTGAGACCATGTAGCTGGCACTGGATATAAATAGAAAGGGTTAGTAGTATACTCCGGATTAGTTACAGCTACGCCATTTAAAGTATATCTATACTCTGGATCTAATATTGTTGTAGATCTTGTTTCTATTCCGATGGAAGTAGGGTCATCAGGACTTGGCTCATAAGAAGGATTAGACCCAGATTGATCATAAACAATAGAATAATCGGTGGCTATAATACCTACATTTTGTCCGCTTTCTCCTATAGGGCCTTTACCATTAATATATAATTCTAGTTGCCATCTAATTGGGCTTGAAGATACCGTATCTACTTTTCCTAGTATAGCATCTCTCGAAACTTCTGGTCGAAATTCTTGTCCAAATAAATAACCACCATTTAGAGTACGAAGAAAAGGAATATTTACGTACATTTTAGTATCGCTATCTATAGCTATGATTGTTCTATACTCTGAATTTATTTGTTCTAAATCTGGATTAGCATTAGGAGAAGTTTTTATTAAATCTCCTAAAGAAAACTCTGTTGTAAATGATGTGCCTACACCAACTACTTCTGAAGACCCTATGGAGGTGGATACTGTACCGCTAGAAGTTTCTAGTCCTGTACCGGTATATCCTAAAGGAACTAAATATGTTCTTCTTAAAGGACTTCCTGAAGTATCTTGAACTATATTGTCTGTATATACTTGTACGGCTTTCCATGGATGAGTAGTATCCTCACTATCAGAAGCATCAAAATATAAGTAACTAGTTTCATCAAAGCCCATAGCACTAAAATCTTCTTCTTTAGCGGGCGCTGCTACAGGAGTTGAAAATTCATATCTTTCTCCTGATGGAGCTGTATAACTATACCTATTTCCCCCTAAAGTTGCCACTCCCGTTGATTCGTCAAAAGAAAAACTGTCTCCAGAAATAACTCCTCCAACTGCTATAGAATTAATTCTGGAATTTCCCGCCGGGCTTAAAGATACAAATCTTCTAATAAGTACCCAGGGAGATTTTATTCCTAAATCATTGACCGTTCTTACTCTAACACTATAAAAACCTTCGGAAACCCCAGATACAGAGAAAGATGTAGTGTTTCCTGGTACTCTTTCCGTTTTTAAAGTACTTAGTCCTTCTACCTCTGTAAAATTATGCTGTAGCTCAAATGTCGATAAAAATCTATATGGAATGGCAGTAGTCAATCCCTGACTATCCGTATAGTCTTCTGTCGGAGATACCCAGGAAATAATTACTTTTTGACCTGTTGCATTACCAAAAGTTGATGTTCTAGCTTCGGGAACCATTTGAACAGAAAGACCTGTTGGCGGAGGGACATCGTCTAATCTTCCAGATACAGGTATATATGTTGTAGTATATACTGGAGGATCTACATCAATTTCATCAAATTTTTCGGGATAATAATTAGAGGCTGTAATACTATATTCAGTTTCACTATCTTCTGAAATACTTAAAATTCTATATTCTTTTATCTCCTCAGTGGTTGTGTCTGTTTTTCGTCCTACAGCCCACACAACATCTACGGTTGGAGCAGCGCTAAAAGCTCCTTGTACTGTTACCTGATTCAAAGCACTCAAAACTCCATCTATGCTTTTTACTTCTACTCTAGTATTATTAGAATATGTCGTACTTACATAAGCTCCCTGATTATCGACTAAATTTATCGAATCTTCTAAAGTAGATATGGGATTGCCTCCATTATCTTCTATTAAAAGAGCTCCTCTAGTATATGGTTGTCCGTTTAATGTAACTGAATCTTGGGCTAAGAAAATTCCAGGTTCTGGAAATATTAAATATAAAACGCAGTCACCAGCATTCCCGCCAGGATAACTAATTACCCTATCTAAATTAATAACCGTAGAGGTTGAACCAGCAGCTACACGGCCACTAGATTCTATTCCTATATTGTCCTTATCCTGTATATTAATTATCTCTCCGGGTCTAAGAAAAGAAGCATTAATAGAAGTGACAAAACTTACAATTTCGGTCTCGTTCAATAAAGTAGCTATCTGCCATTCCGCTACTCTTCTTGCCTGTCCTTCTGAGGTACAGCCAAATGCTACAATATCTTTAGAAACGATTTTTCCTTGTTTTGCAACATCGCCAGTATCCTCTACTGTTAATATAGTCTGCTTATAAAATTCGTCTGGATTATTCCACCTTACATTAATTTGATTAACCCTACTCTTGCTTCCGGTATATGTATAACTAAATAATCCGTCCTTTACATTAGATGAATTAAAAGTATAGACAGGTTCTTTAGGTCTATCCTGTACAGGAGTTATAGATCCGTCTATCCAATACATCATACCTCTAAAAACACTTGCTAAATCTTTTAAAACCTTATATGCTTCTTCCCTGCCTATTAAATAAACATTACAAGTAAATCTGGGTTCTTCAGACCCTTTTCCATTATCAACTAGTTCATCACAATATCTAGCTATTTGATACAAGGTATATTTATCTATTTCATCCTCTTGTAAATATTCTCCTAGCCCATATTCTTTATTTGTCAAGATATCATAAAAAACCCATGCAGGATTATTACAATAAACTTTTGAGGCATTTATATCAGTAACAGCTAAAGTTTCGTCGCCTCTAAAAGAGCCATCCCAAGTTTGATACGTACCAGCATCTAATCCTGTACCCTTTTGTCTAGTGTATAATGCGCCTACGCTACCCACTTCATCTCTAGGAAAATAGTTGGTCGGTACTTTTATTTTCATACCCCTTAAATGATAAGCTCTGGTCGGAGGTTGTTGAAAATCTTCAGCAGAAAAACTTACCGCCCCATACGCTGTTAATGGGTAAGAGAATTTATCAAAAATATATGCAGTGACGTTTTTGATAAGACAATTAGCAATAAAAACATTATCTGAGGGGCAATACTCTCCTAAAACTTCTGGACTAAGCCTTCTTATTTCTATTTCCCAATCTTTAAAAGGTTTGTACCTATCTAAATTTATAGTAAATTCTTTTAAAAATGAACTATTTTTATTTTTACCAGAAACAACACCAGAACTATATCTACTACCGCCGTACCCATAATTATTATGGGCATAATTAATTAAATTACTAGCAGCATTTCCTTTGACATCTGTAGTAAACGGCCATGAAGGAATATTATTTGCAAATTTTGCACCACCGTTTCCCGCTCCTGTGCCATAGTCTTTTCCATATATAAGTCTAGATTGGGTAGTCGGAGTTCCTCCTATATCTGTTGTATAGTTTAAAATAATTTGAAATTCTACATACGTTGTTCTGGATTCTCCCTCTCTTCCCTGGTGCCTCAAACCCGCAGGAAATTCTATAGCTACTTTTACAGCATCTATCTCTGTATAGGAATATTGACTAAAATTAAAAGTATTTCCATTAATTTTTATAGGATTCTGACTTCCTCCAGCATAGGAGGATCTTAGTAAATCACTACCATTACCTATAATAACGGAAGCAGAGGGGGCTCCTGCACCCCTGTTCATTACTTCTAAAGGTTTTTGATATCTCGTACCTGTTTGAACATAACCGTATGTGTCGTCATAACTGACAGAAGGTGTAGTGGAAGAAGGATATTGAACTGCTGGAGAAAGTCTACAATTTGCATCGGTGACGCTAGTAGAAATTGCACTTACTAGTGTACAAGAATCATCTGTCAAACCTGAAGTGCTTAATTTTGTTATTTCATCTACCGTAACTATAATCCCTGCAGGTCTGGGAGTTTCTATAGGTGGATATATATCTACAGAGTTTCCAGAAGTACCATTTAGCCCTATGATAATTCCAACATAGTCTTTACCGTCTATACCAGCTCCATTAATTCTTATAATATGCTTTAAAAAATCACTAGCGGCTACAGAATCCGTTCCAGTATAATTCAAGGTATATTTCTCTTCGAAAAATGAAGTAGCGGTTACATTTACAGTAGTAGCTCCTTTATATAATATATTAGTGGTGGTGGTTTGAGTTCCTGTACCAAAAATTTGTAAGTACCTATCTCCTTCATCAAAGTTTATATTGGCAAATAATCCATTTGCATTAGTTACAGAAGTTCCTGATGCTGAGCATTTTCCAGCAACCCCCCTTAAAGTATTATACTTTGTTTTGGATAGTAATGAAGTACTATTTAAATAAATACCAGACATACCGCCAACTAAACCTTCTATTTCTCCACAAGAAAGTAAGTCTATTATATATCCATATTGTTTTTCTGTATAAGCCATTTTACACTCCTCGAGTACTAACTATAAATACTCCATCATCTATTAAACTTTGACCTGTTAATACAGGGTTTACAGCTAAAGAGGTAGAAAAATTAAAAGAGTTTTCTGTTACTGGAGGATTTGATCCTTCTCCACCATTAAAATTAAGAGCACTGTTACCTTGAGAAGTAGTAGTGTTTGTACCCTCTACAACATCGCCCCTTATTACTGCAGGTGCTGAAGAATAGTATGCAGAAATTGCTCCGCCCCCTACTATTAGTTCTCCATAAAGTACTGGAACAGGTAGCCCCTGGGTTATATTATTTACTGGACCATCAAATAAATAACTTTGATCATTTTCGTTTTCTGTCTCTGGGCCTGGAGCGGTGAGTTCCGTAATACCTTGAGAAATAAGACTGATGCCTGCCGGTATTAAGTACGGGGCTAATGGTTGAAAAAGAATCCCTACTACTACTAAAATAATTCCCGCTAATATTTTTAAACCTTTTTTTGCTCCATCTGGTACTTCTACTATAATAATTTCTTCATTATCTATAGTTTTTAATAGAAGATCTTCAGGATTTTCTAAAATGTCCTTACCTTTTTTAATCTCATACGCTACTCCTAGTTTATCGGCATTTATTAAGTATTGCTTAAACCCTTTAGTTTGACACTCTATAAGTTTAAAAATATCTCTGATATTACTACAATTAGTTTCCCAAACTTCTCCAAATTTAGCAATATTTCCAACTAAACGAACTGTTTGCATCTGTTATACCTTTTTATATACTTATTCCACCCGGAATATATAGATTCTCTACAAGAAAGTCTATTCTCTGCGTGATGCAAAAATAAACCTTCGCCTAAATAAATACCACAATGATTGGGGATATTTGAATAAACATTAAATGTAATTACATCATGGACTTCTGGCTCTTCTACTTCTATAAACCCAAATGATTCATATAAATCATCAAAATAATTCAATCCTTTTTCCCACCAATCATCTTCAAATTCTATACTTGGAAGTATAATGCCTAACTTTTCTCTATAATAGTCTCGAACTAAAGAATAACAGTCATTTTTTCCAAACTCATATGTTCTTCCTAGTAGAGGGGCTTCTTTATACTTAGGTACATGGGTAAATTTTTTTAACTCTGGTATTGTAAAAACTATATAAGGAATATTTAAAAAATTACTTGTTGCAATATCTTTTTCACTCGGACCTTCGGTAGAATCCGGATGACTATGAATTATAGCATATATGTCTCCAGATAAACTTGCTTTAATATATTCACCTGGATCTATTTTAAAAGAGTTTTCTTTATCCTCAGCTACATTAGTACAAGGAACCCATTTTAGTTTTCCTCTTTGGTTTAATAATATTCCACAACCCTCTTCTGGATAACAATCTATAAAATATTCTACTATTTCTTTATCTTCTTTGCTGTACACCAGGAAACCCACCAAATCTTAAGTATTCAGTCTTTCTCAGACTAGTGCTGGGGACGTCTGTAGAATTTAACTGAATTGCATGATATCTTAATGAACAAGAAGTTATTTTTTTGCCGCAACGATCCCCAATTGTCCAATACCTTCCTTCCTGTAAAGAATTTACTACATTAGTATCTACTGAATATAGTTTTATTCTCCATAAAGTTCCGGAATCTAGTACATATTCATTAAATCTTTTGTTTTTATAGCCATAATAAGTTGTTCCTACAGAATAAGTTTTATAGGCTCTAACTCTTCTCCAATTAGTTTTATCAGTATCTGATGGAGTAGGAGGAAAAGCAGTTAAAGCCTGCCAATAGCTATAGTCAGATACAGGAGTTATCGTAAGACCATCTGTACTAAATCTATCTAGGTTTTCTGCTGTTCTTACTAAATCTCCCACAGCCTCGGAACCAGTATAGTTGGAAAAAGCCGTTATATTTAAAACATATTCATCTAACTCATTTACATATAGTGCAATCCCATTAACATCACTATATTCTAAAAATTTGCTCTCCCAATCGCAGCCTCCAGTCCTAGTATTTCTTGGTCTTGATCTTGCTGCTTCTTTATATTTAAATGGGCATGCTCCCCCAATTACAACTCTTTTTGGAAGTTTTATCCCCTCTAAATCAAAAGGGGCCGCTAACTCAAAAGTTACTTTAATTATATTTTTTTCTTTAATTCTATCTATATAGTAAACAGTTCTTGGGTACTCTATAGGAGCTAGCCCTGGGCCTACATCGGAAGAACCTCCCACCAAATACTTTTCAAGAGTAGTTCTTTTTGTTAGTTTTGAACCTATCAATTCTTCGGGTCTTAGTCCTCCAACAGCATCAGATAGCACAGTACCCATATTTGCAATACTTAAAATAGGTCTAGAAATAGCTCCATCTGATGCAATGTCAAATCCTTCTGCCTCTATAGGTATAGCTACGTATTCTATCTCTGCCCCTAAACCATATTGAGCCCTCCACTCTCTAAAACGAATATTTTCTAAAGTTACACCGTCATATTCTGCCTTTCCAGCGTAAAAATAAGCGAAAGCTCCCTCAGAGTATTCTAACTCATATAAAGTTACAAGGGCAGATCCCGGGTCTTGTAGTTGAGTTGTTTTTATAATATCTGTCATGTCACTGCACCGTTAAAAGTTGGAACATTAATTTTTCTTAAATTTACCGTACAGGAATAAGCACTATTTTCTGTAAAATAAGATTGAGTAAAATCTTCACAAACTACTTGTATTGTTTCTTCTCCTGCTCCTGCGGAGGGTAAGGTTAAAGAAAATGCTATAGTGCCCTCCCTCTCTTGTAAAAAAGAGGTGAGAATGTCTATCTCTTGCCTACTTCTGTTATTAAAATTAAGAGTTAATTTTTCTGTAATCGGATTTAATCCTGCTTTTGCTCTTAGTTCAAAACCCTTAACCTTGTATTGTCTAGCATTAATCTCTATTTTTCTAGATACATTTTTATCTGGGTTTATAAAAGTAGGCGGACTAGTCTCTAAATCTATTCCTAAAGCCATGATAATTCCTTATGGTAATACTAAATAGTTAATACCCTCTGTTCCCGTAGTTACAGTACTTCCACTGTCGGATGCAGAAAATCTTAAGTAGCCCTCTTCTGGGAAAAGAGAACACTCTCCAGCATTTAAAGTACCTTTGAAACAGTCATCTACCCAAGTAACAAGAGTACCGTTTATTCTTACATTCAAAGCATCTTTATTTCTTCCAGAAATAATAAGTAAATTGCTATCAAAAGAACCATCTGAACTACCAGAAGTTCCTATCCTAACCCAATAATCGTCTTCTTTTGTAGCCCACTTTTTGCAATAAACCCCACCATCCATACTATCAGTATAAATAGACCAACCTACAACAGAGTTATAAACCGCCGGTCTTATAGTACCGGTACTAGTTGCTGTAGTAGTAAATATTAATTGATTATTAAGATAATATTTTATATTCCCAGAACCGGTACCTTCCCTATCAATTCTAAAAAACCAACCTCCGGATACTGAGGCTGTAGCTGCGTTACTTACGGTGTCCCCCCCTGTAATAATTTGTCTCTCAATATCAGTACTATTACTTCCTTGAAAGCCTTCTCCAAGTCTAAGTTTGTTAGTTACTCGATTATATGTAACATCTGCTGCTACTGTATGTTGCACAAGACTATTTTCAAGAATTTCTATAGTTAGAGTCGGGCTGTTCAGCCCCCCATCACTAGCAGTTCTTCTAAGTCTAAATCCGTATGTAACATCCCCTAAACTGTCTGGAAAAGAGTTTCCAGCAAAAACAGTCTCTGTCAATCCAAAAATTGTTTGAGTTTCATGTGCTGAAGTATTTTGCAAATCTCCTAATTTTGTAGTACTATTGGTTTGTTGGATAAACCACTCGCTAGAACAATCTCCCGTAGTTGTGTATTCGTCTTTTAATCTGAACCCTGAAGCAAAATCTAGAGTCCAGCCGAAGTTGCTGCCAGCAGAAGTTGTAAAACGAAAACTTGTACCTGTATCGGGCATATGCTCTCTAAGCTGTAATTGTAAATAAGCAAAATAGTTACTGCCACCGGCTATTGCAGTTCCAGAGGTAGTTGTGGATATACCTCCTCCTATCCAATTATCTGATACTAACTCAGCTATATTATCGTATAAGTAACTAGATACCACAGTGGCCCGATAATCATTAGGGTCTCCACATAACCTAGCTTGTGTGCTATTCCCCGCAGTTCCATCATTATCTGTTGCCTGTTTAAATATATAACGTAATGGTTTGGCGGGACTATTTAGTGAAATTGTAGCTCCTGTTAATCCTGTAGTATTTTTTAAAGGGTATGGCATAGACATTGAGTCTATATCGAAAGTCCATTCTTCATTATTGTCATTCCATATTCCTGCCATTACTCCAGTTGTGTGATACTCATTTGCTGTAAAAATCTGAGACTGTATTGCATCATCGAAAGAAATAGTAGTTCCTTGAAATAAGTTATCTTGACTGGCATGAACAGTTTTAGTTTGTATTGAATCTCCAGGTCCTGCCTTAACCCAAGAAGAGCCGTTCCAGCCATATTCATCCCACAACCATCTTCTATAGTTAGTAGGAACCCCATAAGGATCTGCGGCATTTGAAATGTGTCGGGTAGGCCATCTATCGCTTCTAGGATATATCTGCAATCCTCTCCAGTAAAAAGAGTCATAACATCTTGCAACATCATTGAAATCAAGAATTTTTTCATCTGTATAAGTAACATTATCGAAAGGAAAAAAATACATAGTACAATCGTCATCCCAATACCCATAAGCGGTGTGGGGCCAATCTCCCCTAATTAATCCTTCTACTCCGTCGGCTCTTGTAAATGGTATAGGTTTCAATAATCTTGAATATCCATAGTGATACATACCATTTAAACCTCCGTAACTAATTATTAACCCGTGAAAATTTTGAGTTTCAGAAGGTCCCGATGCTGCATAACCTTCTGTACCTAACTTAGAAGTATTTCCTGGATTAGTCATATAAGTTCCTGTTAAACTTCCATAGGTCCATGTAGCTGGTCGTGTTGCTGCAATAGTACTAGAATTCGAAGCCATTCTGGTGCTGGAATCTGGTTGTCCAAACGCTTGCCACCATATAGTTCCTGAGGAGTTTACTCCAAATAAATTTCTATATCGTAATATAACGCTAGGATAAATTTCTCTAAAAGTACTTTGTGCTACATCTTGAAAACTACTTGACCAGCTATAACCAATTAAATCATAACTATTATTATAGCCAAATGTCAGAGTTCTTATTCTTCCTATAGATGTTGAATCTGAAACAGGATTCCACCAATACCCAAAAGTTTGAGTCCAACGAAAGCCTGCACTAGAAGCCCAAGCATTATTAGAAACAATAATCCAAAGCCTGTCTTGTGTGGGGTCCGCTATTAGAGCCAGTATGTTGCCCCACTTACTATTTTGTAATTCGCTAATAGTGAAAGTCACTCCCCCGGTAGAGGTATTGTCATATCCTGCCCAAGTAGTTCCCTGATCTGTGGACTTAACAAGGGCGCCTTCAATAATCGCCCAAACAGTTCTATGGGTTCCTCCTATAGAGGTTCCTAGCTCTAAAGTATATGCCTTATTTGTAGGATTAACCGCTAAATCTGCTAATCCAGTTATTCCTGGAGCTATAAGATAAGCTTCTCCTATTTGTCCGGAAGCATAAGAAGCTCCTACAAGAAGTTTTGTGCTTGTTAGAGAAATACTAGACCCGTAAAGACTTGTTATAGGGGAAGTATTCCCAATACCCGTAACAGTTTCTTCCAAAGTGTTTAAGGCAATATTATAAATATAAATATTCCCAGAACCCAATTCAGAAATAGCATATCTTTGTTTTTTAGTGTCTATAGATACTGACCACCCAAAGTTTGTGCTAGAAGGGCTTCCTGAAGTGCGGGTGTCTGACAAGGTTCCTGCTGTAGTGCTGTACACATATACTGCTCCCTCAGAAGAATTAATGCCTGGAGCTCCTACAAGAATAATATCTTCATTTGCTGCTAGTGACTTTCCAAATTCATCTCCATTAGTAGCGCCAGGACTAGTTATTGTAGTTTGTAGGCCAGCATCTGTATAAGTAGTATTTGCAGAAGAGTATATGTATACCACACCTTCATTGTTTCCATTTTTCATGGAAGGGCATCCTACTACAAGTCTTGCATTATTAGTTATAGCTAATACTTCTCCAAAGAGATCGTTGTCTCCTGTAGTATTATCTGGGTTTACTAATGTTTTTTGTAATACTGGGAAACTAAAACCATTAAGATCATAAATATAAACTACCCCAGAGTCTGTATTTAGTGTACTTTCTTCATTTGTTGCAGAAACAGCAACATATTCAGCTACACCGTTTGAATAGACTGCTACTGCGCTTCCAAACCTATCTCCAGCAGTAGTTCCAACATTATTTTCGTTGTTAATAGTCATAACTGGACTAGTGGGGCTACTCGCATCTAAATCATATATGAATACCTTTCCTGATTCAGCATTTGTATCGGCCTTTTTTGGGGCTCCAACAGCAAGAATATTATTTTCTGGAGAAATAGATATAGAATAGCCGAATTCTGTTGCAGTACCTGGGCTAGTAGGGTCTTGCAAAGTATGTATTAGACTTCCTGAAGTATTATAAATATATACATACCCTGGCGCACTTAGAACGCTTCCAGGTGACGAAACTATAAAATAATTCTCATTTGAGCAAGTTTTACTCGCATATAAATCTCCGGCAGTTGGGTGAGGATTAGATAAAGTATTATCAAGAGTAGAAGATTCAAAAGTTGTAGAAAACTGAGCATGTTTTGTAACTATAATCCCGCTTCCTATATTTAACATATTTTGTATTCTATAAATACCGTTAAATGAGTCCGCTATCCACACATCCCCAGAAAGATCGTCTATCTGTAGCATATTTATAGTAGTACAGTCAAAGGCAGGATATGGAGTTACATAACAATGTTTTAAAATTTCGGGAGTATTTGGATCATATATGTATAAGTAAGGTAATCTGTTACTAGGATCTCCAAGATCATTACCCACACCATATATAAGCATTGCATCTCTGCCATCTGATAAAGTAACCTCTAGCCTTTCTTCATATAAGCTAGGGTCTGTCGAACCATTAGTATCAATACTTAAACGATCTAAAGGGCCTCGCCACTGGTCGGTACCTTCTAATACAGAACCTTTGAAAATATTTGACCAATTATTTGTTGAGTTATAATAGCCTGGGTGATCCAAATTTTCATTTCTTGGTGAATAAGTATTGGCAGAAGTTCCTGTAATGTACCTTCTTAAAGCATAATAATCTGCTTTTGTACCTCCAGTAACTGTTCCTGTAGAGGTATAATTTATTCTATATAATTGTGGTAAATAAGATCTATCCATAGAGGAAGAATCTAAATTAATTGTACCAGTAGTGTTAGCAATATTAGTCGCATCAAAAAAAGGCTTAGTTTTTGTGGCGCTATGGGCATATACATTTTGAGTTTTGTTGTCTCCAGGTTTAAGTATATTAAACCAAGTATAATAGTAGCTCGTATTATCATTTCTATTAGTATACGGAAATAAACAACCCCTAATTCTTCCTAAATCAGTATCCAATAAATTTTTTGTATAAGTAAGATATTTAACCTTATAGTACTTATCATAGCGGTAATAATCGGCTTGAGTAGAATAAGAACCATAGTTTGCTGTACTTCTATTCCAGATATTATAATTATCTCCAGTTAAAGGAGTAGTACTAGCAGGACCGTTTAATTCTGCAGGCGTTGGCCAGCCCCCATGAAAACCCCCATCACGAAGACCCGCAAAAGGGAAATTATCTACCATCCCTGAAGTTCGATTTCCAGAGCCCGCGTGGGAGACAGCAGCGAACCAACTATATTTATCCATTGAAACGTTTGACGGTGCTGAAAAAGCTAATTTATAAGAAACTATTAGAGTTTCTGTAGGGCTTTGTACTATTGCAGGAGAAACAGTTGTAAAAGTATACAAAGGAATATGGCTTGAAGTACTAGTTATTCTATATGCTGCATGATAATTCTCAATCCAAGTACTATTTGGACTATAATAATTAGCTTCAAAACTAGAATTTCTTTGTACAGTTAATGCCAGAGTATTTACAGTAAATGTAGAAACTGGCGGAGCGAATTGCTGAGTTAATCTAATATAATACTCTTGATTAGTTTCATCCCATTGTAGTCTTTCAATTTCTGAAACTCCTGTAATTTTTGCTCCAAATCGTGCAGAATAATCGTCTAGATTTAGTTCGCTAACTTCGTCATAATTTTCAGTTTTTGGCTCGTCAGTTATAATTATAAAGCCTGTACCTAATAAACTTGCGAGCTCAGAACCACGAATACTATCACTTATAACTTGTCCATTAGTATCCCAGGTGGCCTCACCAGAACTACTACCGTTATACCACGTATGCCCATACCACGGTTCACTTTGCTCTCTTGCGGACCAAGTACCCAGGTGCTCCAAACCTAATTTAGTGATAATATTTGGAATCCAGTCGCTTTCTTCTACAGTTTTTCCTTGACTATCTAATTTTTTATATTTATAATATCCTTTTTGCATTTTATTAATACCTTATTAAATTAAGAGATCTTGAGGAAGAATTTACTCCTGAACTAATATTCAAAGAGTCTTCCTGATTTATATAGGCTGGAGAATATCTAATAACAAGAAGATCTGCTTGAGAAGATACTCCACTTTCCAAATTATGTTCGTCTTCTGGGGCTCCGAATTCAACCCCGTATCTTACAACACTAAGCTTAGAATTTGTTGTAACTCCGGATTCAACACTTATAATAGCTTCCTCTACTAGTGGAATAGGAGTATATCTAGCTATACCTATTGCTCCGTTTGCGTATACACCGCTCTCTATAGTTTCTTCTGTATTGAAAGGAACATATATTCCAGTCTCACTTGTAGATACTGTAATAGGAGCTGTATCAACTACTGTTCCTCCGTAACCTCCGGTTTTAATCCTTAAAGTAAAATTCTTAGGCTCTGCTAAGAGTTGAACTTCAGTGGTTAAATCAAACTGCCCACTTGCTAATGTAGTATTTCCTGTTGTTGAAAATGTTCCTTGAGTTGCTGAAAAATCTACACTAGTTGCAGCATCCTCTATAGTCCAATAGTAGATTCCTGGGTTTACAAATCCAGTGTCAAAATAAACTGTGTACGTTTTATTTTGAGCAAAGTAATAAGCGTTTGCCGAGGTTCCTCCAGGAGAATCTACTAATAAATAATAGGTATTTGGAGTAATAACTACAGTTATATTATCTTGTACAGGTCCGGTAGTGCTATCCTTATGAATAAAAAGAGTATAAGTAATATCAGAAGTGTTGCCTTCTATTTCTTTAACATTTAATGTTATAGTTCCTTCTCTGGAAAATACGTTTCCTATCATAGAAAAGGAACCAAAAGTTTCTTCAAAATGAGTTGCTGGAGACGGTCCAGATATAGTCCAGTAAAGTACATCATAATCGGAACTTTCACTCTCTACGTAAATGAAAGTAGTAGAAGGTTCCTGTACATATGTTAAACTTAAGTCTATTCCATTACCGTCTGTAATTCTAATAAATTCAGGACCTCTAGAGGTGTCTTGTACAGTTACAGTCGTAGAAGCTAATTCTAAGTTTCCAAAACCTCCGGAGGTTATAGATAGAGTAAATACTTCTGGCCCTTCTGTAGTAGAGTCGGCTGCAGGAGTAATATCGAATTGCCCTGTTCCGCTTTCTGTAGTTCCTGAAAGAGCAAAAATTCCGGCTAAAATGGGAACATCAAAAACTGTCGTATCCGTTAACTGCCAGTATAAATTTTGTGGCTCAACTCCTATAGAAGTTACATTTACTGTTAAAGTGCTTCCTTCATTAACACTATAAGGAGCACTTACTAGAGTTAATCCTGCTGCATCGTCTGCCTCATTATATTCTCTATATAAAGTTACTGTTATAGAAGCAATTTCTGTATTAAAATAAGTTCTAGAATAATCTTTTACATATACTGTTATATCTTTTTCACCGTCTAATGTCACAGTATTATCCGGTAAGGTTAGTTGAAAGTTTTTTATAGAACTTCTTTCATCTAAAAACTGAGCTATTGAATCTATTTCTTCTATAGGACGATTTGTAAAAGAAAGAACATATGTTTCTTCTAGGCTATTAGTTCCGAGCGAAACTCTGGACTCATATCCATCTCCGAAAGACATTAAAGAGTATATAGGTTTTGCGCTTTTGCGCGCTACCCTATCCGGCACTCTTTTTTTACTTGTTAAATCGGAGAATCCTATTGTCATTACACGGACTCATAATAAGCGCAACCCATATTTATAGATATCGCTTTTCCTGCATCTGCCGAAGAAAATCTTATTAATCCTTCTAATGGATATATAGTTACCTCTCCTGCTACCAAATTATTAGAAGAATTGTATCCAATTACGTCTGCTTCGACGCCATCAATAGTAATACTAAATGCTTGACGATAAGAACAAAGCAAATGGCTGAAATCAGTTCTATATGCTCCGGTTGCAGGACTAGCTTCCCCGACTTTCACCCAATAATCGTTTTGAGCGGGGGAATACATATTTAATAAGAGTCTTGTTTCAGAATGGTTAATATAACCATAAGTCCCTCCACCATAATATTCTTGTGTATTAGCTAAAGCAGGAATTAAAGATTCTGTACTGGACAATAAAGAAGTATATAAAAGAGTATCATTTAAATAATAGTTTATAGTTGTTCCTACCCTTTCTATTCTAAACATAGACCCAGTACCAATGTATCTAGGGGAAAAAGTATATCGGGCTGTACCACTCCAAGTATTACTGCTGTCCCATATATTTCCTTGAGTACCTGATGAAGTTTCTAGATCATAGTAACTACCATCAAAACCCTCATTTCCACTCCCAATCAAATTACGATAATTATAATCTGTATTAGAATATTTTACCACTCCTGATTCAATTATTTGCAATTCTATTGGATAGCTATAACTCATTTGACTACTGTATCTTTCTGAATAGTTTGTGGCATTGCCCGTATAACTACTCCAATTTCTTATACTACTACTAGCTCTTTGAACAGACGACTCCTCTGTGCCAAAACTACCTGTTGTATTATTTTGTTGTATTAACCTAAAGCCATATTTTATGTCCGTCCAACTTTGAATATTTGTATTAGCACTTTCTGGACTCGCTGAATCCGTATAATCCGCGGCATCTACTAGTCCCCAGGAAGAATATTTATTAGTGCCCTGTGTAAGAGGACTATTCCAAGTATCTGTATAGTTAAATACTAATTTATAGTAGTCTAGACTCGATATCTGCGACTCTTGAGGAGTACTATATAAATTAAAATCTCCGGAAAAACTATTAGAGGTTTTAAATCTAACAGCATTTGTAAAAGTTCCCGGAGTACCATTATAATTAGTACTACCCCCATTATTTGCAGAAAACATATACTTAGGAAGACCGTCTTGATTATTGTCAGTATAGTAGTACTTAGTTGTTATAGGATAGTTTCCATTTTCTGCACTATATGTAAGTACTGTTTGACTTGTATTAATTGAATAAAAATTTCCTGCAGTAATGGTCGGGGTAGTAGTACTTTTTTGACTCGGATCTCCATCTATAATTTTATAAAAAGGAACTTGCTCAGTTGGGGTGTTTGCTGATAATGCTAAAGAAATATTTTCATATGTTGACGAGAGTCTAGAAGCTATAACAGAATATCCTGTCCATTCAGTAGCTTTATCATTTTGTATTCCATCACAGACTGTGGTTGCTATAAGCTCTCCTGATGTAAAGGATTGAGTAGCCCCGCTATCATCAAAAGAAATAGTGGCTCCGCCGATCAGATTATCTGTAGTAGCGTGAGTAGTTTTAACGGTTAGGGGATCATTATCATCTACCCTACGTACCCAGGCAGACCCAGTCCACTTATAACGCTCCCAGATTTCTCCTATTAATTTTGCAGATACATCCCATCCATAAAAAGAGTCGCCAACGTGTTGAATCCCAGCCCCAACGTCACATAATCCTCTCCCTAGATAATACCCAGTTATACTATCTAATTTAGTGGTTGAATGGTTACTGAACTCTAGTTTATAAAATCCAGGAATATCATAAGATCCTATAGGTGTTCCAAAATAAGCTCCATTTACAATAAGACAATCATTTCCATCATCATCTGTAGCTTCATAAAATACGTTATTATAATAGTTTCCCTGATTCGAGTTGGTGTTGGAATGTCTTCCTCCATCATAACGAGTCGATAGCTGCCAGTCATTAAGGTACGGGCTAGAAGTAGAAGAGTAGTTAAAATTATTTAAAGTAGTCGCTCCACCATTCCAGCTAGTCAAAAATTCTGGAGGGAAAATGTCATAATTATTTGGAGATCCATCTATCTGTTGCTCAAAATAAATCTCTAGGGGGGTCCCTCCAACTAAATTATGTGTAGGAGTCGGGGTCTCTAAAGCGAGCACTCCCCAATAATTTCTTAACCACCAATGAGATTGATTCTTAGTACATCCAAATTGGTCTTTTAACTGTCTTCTGCTGTAAGAAGCGTAGCCATTATAATTAGTAACATTATCAGACCAAAGAGATTCTACACTAGCAACAGTGTATCCTATATTAGCACTAATTATATTAGAGAAGTTACTAGTGAGATAGCTATTAGTTGGCAAAAAAGCTAAAGGAGAGTTTGTTGATAATAAGTTAGTAGAGTCATTTGTTGCGCTCCACCAAAAAGCGTATCCTTTATGAACTCTCAAACCACTATAAGTAGCACCTGCTGCACCAGAATCAACATATATTATTAATAATCTATTATCTGTTTGTTTGTCTGCGTTCATTGCGAGAGTATGTTCCCAAGAACTTTCAATATTGCTCTGAGTAAACGTTACTCCACCAGTGGATGTAGAATCATAAGCTGTCCAAGTACTTCCATTATTAGTTGATTTTACTAAAGCACCCTCTATTATTGCCCAGACGGTCCTGTGTGTGGTTTGAGAGGTTCCTAAAGCTAAAGTATATGCTTTATTTTGGGTTGTGGAAGCAACATCAGGTAAAGAGGATAGATTATAGCTATTAATAGATATAGAAGATTGGGTAGGATTAGTAACACTATATAACCCCGTTGTTGGACAAGCAACCCAAAAAGTGTCCGATAATTCATCATATTCAATTGCAGAAATATATTCAGCACCAAAAACAGGATAATTTCTACCACTAATTCTTATAGGAATTTGATCTACCATATTATAAAATATTATCTCATCGGCTACAACATGATAAATCCAACTCGTGTCCCCCGAATATAACTTGAATGGAGACTGCAAGAGTTCAGCTGTACCACTCTGAGGTACAGGCCCGCTTTCTCTTATTCCATAATCAAAAAGTTCTCTGTAAACTGTTACTCCAGTAAGCATTGTTGCATCGTTGTATCCCTGATTATTGGATAACCCATAGGCTTGAATCGTTCTGCCAGAAAATGTATTCTCATTCCATCCTGTTATATATCTTTTCATAAAGGAGTATTCTGCAATACCTACTCCCCCCGTAGTTCCTGAAAAATCTATTTTCCAATACTCTGGTATTCTTGCTTCATAGTTTACTGTGTCTAGGAATAGAGTTGCATTTGTAGTAGGAATCTCTGAGATATTAAAATAAGGCGTAGTGGGTAAATTAATTTTAGTTTGATATGCTTGAGTTTTATTTGTAGTAGATCCTATAAGTGAACCCCACCAACCTGTATGTGTTCTTTGTTGACCATAAACAGCTATCATCCCTCGTATCGCTCCTAGATCAGAGGCAGTTATGGTTTCAGTATTTTTCATTAGATATAAACCATCCCATCCACAATATACAGTTGGGACAGTCATAATGGCGTCTGACGTACTATACATAAGAGGGAGCCGAGAAGATATATTTGGTTGATTTGCTACAAAAGTTCCAGACCAACTACTAGCCCTATTTTTAGTAGCATTTAAAGCGAAAGTACTATTACTAAGGCTAAGAGTGCTAGTGCTATTATTTGGAATATAAGTATTGAATTGAAATTCGCTATTACCTAAATAAGTATAAGTACTAGTAGTATTAGTGGCTGATGCTCCTCCAAATCTATAAGTAGCTTCAGAATATAAAGTCCACCAGTCTTGGGTAGTACTGGCTTCTATAGTAACCGTTATAGTGTATTGTATTACAGCTATATCATTTGCTGTTTGTACTACAGGACTAGGAAAACTTGCGCAACTTAAATGCACAATACTAGAGCCCAACCTGCACAAAGATAAAGTGTGTAAATTTCTGCTTGAAATAGATAAAGGAGGTTGTAATTCTTTTGTAATTGTAATTGTAAAAGATTCATTATCTCTAGTTATAAGAACGGGCTCAACCGAACTAGGATTTTCCGTTTGATAAAAATTTCCAGGTAATGTAAAAAAATTTTTATTTATAGTAGGTATATAAGTGTCTCCAACCATTAAAAGAAAACCACCCATATTCACTGCAGCCTGTGTGTTTAAAGTACCGCCATTGAAACTACCGTTTATACTACTGGTATTGGTCAAAACTGGCATTCTTGGTAATGAAGTAGACCACCATACAGCATTTGTAAAGGAGTTTTCAATTACATCAGAAGTATAATGTATTTCACCTGTATCTTTATTTTTAAGTTGTACTAATACTTCGCCTTTTACCATTTTATTAAATCCTATTTAAAGTTGCTATTCCAGAAAAACTTAAATTATTAATACCTCCCCTACCAGAAGAGGTATCTGTGGTTACTATTCCTTCTATTTTGTCAAATCGTTTAGTTACTTCCGCAGTTGAGAAGTTTAAATTATCTAAGGCTACTTCTGACGTTGCGCTATCTATAGCTGTAAATAGTATTTGACCTTTTCTCTCTATATTAGTAGAGTCGAGTTTAGGATTAAAACTAACATTAAATAAACCTATAGAACTGGAAGCACTATCTGTAGTTATTATTCCTGGTATTCTATTAAATCTTTTAGTTACTTCCGTAGTTGAGAAGTTTAAATTATATAAAGCGTGTGAAGAGCTTACTTCTTCTGAAGCTGTCAGGTATACATCTGCATATATTAAAGTACATACATCTATAATCGGCCCTGAAGCACTTCCTGTTCTTAAATATATAGTGTAAACTTCTGGAAAAGTGCCGCTTTGTTTAATTATATCAAAAGTTGCGGTGTTATTTTCAGTAGTTCCTGTAGGAAGAAAACTTCCAGAAACAAAATCAAAATCTGCTCCGCCGCCGATAGCGTTCTCGATTGTCCAGTATATAGTTTGAACATCGAAAAAGTTTGCTGTATAATATAAAGTTGTAGTAAAAGGGCTGCCTACCTCTAATACTACAAAGTCAATATCCTGGCCTTGAGAATTTGTAATTCTTGCCCCGATAAAAGTTTCGGGTATTACTGATAAAAGAAAAGAATCTACTATTTCTCCACTTATACTATTTTTTCTTAAATTTACTGTTCTGAGTTCTTCTTTCGTTACCTCCGAAATAGAAGTAATAATCTGGGAAGTATCACTCTCAGCAAAAGTTCCTGTAAGGGTTAATTCACCATAAACGGGAGTAATTAAACCAACAGAAGAAACTATGGGGTCTATAGAAAAATATAGCTTTTCATTAGGATTAAAATTAGTTACTCCGACATACAAAGTAGTTTGTTTTGTAGCTTCTAATATTCCGGAACTTATATTAGCTCCACCACTATCTACAAAATTAAAAGTCTCTGCACCTAGAGAAGTATCCTCAATACTTATTCGTATTGACGCTAAAATAAACCCCCCAACAGAACCCTGCCTTACGGATATAGTATATATTTCTGTTCCTTCTGTTTTAACATCTGCTAAAACTTCTACATCAAAAGAACCTGTACAAGATAATAAAGTTCCAGAAGTACTAAAAGAGCCATTTACAGCGGTAAAATCTGCTGTTGTGGCACCATCTATACTCCAATATAATAATTCCGGTCCTCTATTGTTTGTAGAAACATCTACAGTATTAACTGTTCCTTCGCCAGTAGATATATTACCAGAAGTTATAGCTACATAAGGAAGGTCTATTTGTTCTTCAAATACTTGTATAAATTTTGCGGAAATAGACCCTATAACATCTGTTACGTAAGTTCTGCTATACCCCTCACAATATACTACTACTGTTTTTTCTCCGGAATCTGTAGGTACTGTGAAATAAAAATTTTTGTGTTTTTCTCTTTCTTCTAAAAAAAGCGCTATATTATTTATTTCTTCAATGGATCTATTATTAAATGTTACGTCATAGACCTCAATTGTAGCATTAGTTCCTATAGAGATTCTTGATTCGTACCCATCACCTAAAGTATTTAAACTATATACAGGTTTTACAGATCTTTTTACTTCCCTGTCAGGAACAAATAAGTTACTGTTAGCGTCTGAAAATCCTATAGTCATTATGAAGCTCCATAAGGACTAAGTATTCCTCCCGGTCTTTTCTGGTTTTGTAGTTCTTCTTGAACTACCGCTGCAATTATTCTTCCTAAATTAGCACCAGCTTGAGAATCTTGTTCTACAGTTGTGTTTGCTTTTCCTTCATTATTGACCGAAACTGAAACATTAACATTATTTGTTTGTGCTCCTCCACCTAAATTTCCTTCTATTGGAATTGACTTTCCATCCGGAAGAGGAACTACAGCTTCATTCATTCTTCCTTCGCCAATTAATCCAAGTGTTGGTCGATTTACAATCCCACCATTTGCATATGCTCTAAATCCGCCAGGAGCTATACCACCCATTGCGAAGCCAAAAAATCCCATTATACCTTTAAGAATAGTGCTAAATATACCTCCACCTCCTCCAACGCCTCCACCGCCAAATAGATTGGAGAAAAAACCACCTATCTTATCGAATAGTCCCTTGAATATTCCACCTAGTTTGCTAAGAAAAGTTCCTTCTCCACTAAATAATTCTCCCATTTTATCTTTAAAACTTCCAAAAATATCTTTAATTTTAGATAAAAAGCCACCGCTCTGTTTCCCGTCTGAAGGAAGAATAAAACTATCTTTGCTTAAAACATCTTTAACATTCGGACCACTACTCTTTTGGGCAGATGCATCTATAATTCCTCTTGATATTTGTTCTGACAAAGAACCTTGCATACCGAGAGGATCAGCACCCAAAGCTAAAGTATTATTATCCATTCCTTCATAAGGCATTGGCTTTAATTCACCAAAGGCTTCTGTACCAATAAACTGTCCATAAGTCATGTTTCTAGGAGTACCTTCTGGGTTAAAGGTACCTCCAATAGGATTTTCACCCGTTTGTCCAGAAGGAGAAGCGACCGCTTTTACAACACTAGCTAATATTTGTGCCGTTTCTCCGCTGCTGCTGCTGCTGCTTTCTCCTGTGCATTTACAGGATTTACAAGCATCAGTAATAGCTTGATGTAACATTTTAGAAGCTTTTGAAAAAGTATCCATCAAAGAAGAATTTAAATCTTCAGAACTATCTTTAATAGCTTTTGCCTGTCGCTTGAGGGGTTCCTCCACAGCTTTTTTATATTTATCTGTTTGTTCGGGACGAGTCATCTCATCGCCAATAGCTTTTCCTACTTCTTTATACGCAGCAGGGTCTGGCTTCAATCCAAGAGCGATTTCAAGTTTTTCTGGTAGAAGTGCTTTGAGAATTGATAATGCTAAAAGTTGCGAAATAAAATCAGCTATAGCTTGAGCAACCCCTCTCGTAAAATCAATTAAAGACTCTTTAAAAGATTTGGTGCCCTGTATATAAGATTGAATAGCACTAGACAAATTACTGAGGAGAGATTCCCCAATAACTTTATTTAGCTTACTAAATTGATCTATTTCTTCCTTTATAGCAGCTACTCGTTGCTTTTGAACTTCTAGTAATCTTAGCTGATCTTGCTGCTGCAAAGCTAAGCCTGCACGAATTATAGGATTTTTCTCAATTTGTAACGATAGTCCTGTTTGAGTAATATCATTGTCAAGTTTTCTTAATGCTATATCTTCTTCGATTAGACGTAATTGGTCGTCATAAATCTCTTTTGCTTTACCTACTAGCTTATTTGTCTTTAAACGAGCTTTTTGAAGAGCTGTTTCGGCTTCTTTAACATTTCGAACTTTGTCTTCTAAAATGTCAATATTTACTGCAAGGCGTTCTATCTCTACAGTAGTTAATCCTGTTCTTTGTTTTATCTCCTTCGCAGTATCTACTAAGTCTCCCTGAAAAAGGGAAAGCTTTTTATTTACGTTCTCTGTCTCTCTATCTAAAGCTTGAATAGCTAGTTTAACAGCGATAAAATTATCTGCTCCACCCTTAAAATTACCCAGAGTCTGTACAAGACTTTCGTTGGCATTTTTAAAAGCTTCTACCCCTCCTACAGCGGAACCTGCAACAGCTTCTATACCTTCAAAAGCGTATTTTAATGCAAAAAACTCTTCTAAAGTTTGTGGTTCTATTCCTCGGTTAATAACAACCCCTGCAAGAGCAGCCTGTTTTGCCATATCCGGATATAATTTCTTCAGATTTTCTAAAATTTCTTCTCTATTTGCACCTTCTTTATTAGCAGTTGCTTCAGCTTTTCGTATAATACTAGAAGTGTTTAAAGTTGTCATTGCGTTAGCACGTTGTAGAGCAGTTCCACTATCTAATACGCGCCCTAACTCCTCAAGAGCAGTAGTATAACTTTCTATTTCGCTCTGTAATCTCTGCGCCGCTAAAGTAGCTTCTTTATCTACTGCAACCATTTTTTCTTTTTCTAGAAGATTTTTTGAGATTCCAGTTTGTGCAAAAGATTCCCCAAGAGTAATATTTCCCTTAGCTAACTGTTCTATATTAAAATAGCTTTCTCCTAAAATATCAGCGAATCTTCCTGCTGCATCACCAACAATAGGTAAAACAGAAAGTACTGTTGAAATTCCTTGAAGAAATCCAACTATAAGATTATTTATTAGACCGACTAAAGTAGCTATATATGTATTTCCAGTATCGAAAAATTCAAAAATAGATTGTATCCAGCCTCTCAGTTTAGTAGTCATTTCCCCAAACAATTCTGTAGCTAAACTAAATATACCTACAAAGCTAACTAGACGAATAACCCTTCCAACCTGCTTTCCAACAAAAGCAAAGGCACCACCAATACTTTTAGCTACACCAATAGCTATCGACTTTACTTCCAGAAAACGTCTTTTCATAAGTAGAAAAGTTTTTTCCCATATAGTCTGAGTTTTGACAGCAGCTTGTTGATTTGCCAGAACAATTTGGGCAAGAGCTTGTCTCATTGCTACTACAGCTTCTAAACTAGCGCCCTTGTAAACCCCTTTTATTACTTGCCCATTCTTAATAATTTGGGCCTCTACTCGGGCTAAGTCTTTATCAAATCTTTTTACATCGATAAGTTCGAGTTTTTCACCCCCTGCGAGTCTTTGTGCAAATTTAGAATCTGTTTGTCCAGCAAGAAGTTGACCTGCATCTTTAGCCGCTGCTTCGCCTTCCATCTTCAAAATTCTAGAAGCATCGGCAGCGTCTAAAGAAGCTTGTCTGACTGCTTCTAATTGTGCTTCTGTATTTGCTAAGGCGGTGGTGGTTGCAGCACCCCAATCAGCAAAATCCTGTTTCCACCCCTCAATAGGAAGTGCTGATTTTGCGATAGAGAGACCAAGAGCACCGAAAGTAAGGAGAGCAGTAGTCGGGCTTTCATTAAGTACCTCTGCGACTGACTCTGCTGCGGGAAGGAGCCCCTTTTGAAGTATTTTAATTAATCTATCAAAAGTTACTTGTAATTTTACAAAAGGATTTGCACGAGGGTTAAAGTTAGCAAACTGTTCATCTAACTGTCGTTGTACTTCTACTAATACAGCCTGACTTTTTTCATACGTATTTAAATCTTTGGCGGCTTTTCCAATTGCTTGAGAATACCTTCTAGTAGCATTCTCTAATCGAAGTGTAATGCCTAATTCGTCCAGAAGTTCAGGCTCTGCTTTTGAAACACCTCGAACCAATCGATCAAATGAATCTTCAAAGTCTCGTCCAAGTGCTGCAGAAGCTTTTCTAGCTCCGTCAGCTAAAGACTCTAACTGTTGAGCACTAAAGCCTTTTGCAACACCAATAGCGGCCGCTTCGGAGGCTTTCTGAAAAGTTAGCATTCCGCCCGAAGCTTCTTGAAGACCTTCTGCAACTCGACGTAAACCTACCCCCGTACTCGCAGCATATTGTTGCTGACTTTCAGTAAGAATACTTACATCGGCAGCTCTTTTAAAAAATCCAAAAGCTGCGGTAATAGCAAATATATTTGCGGCTAGAGTTGCATAAGCAGGGACTAACCCTCCTGTAATACCCTGAGCCATTTTTGAAAAGTTTTTCGTAGTATTTGACGATGCTTGAGCAGTACCTTTTAGTCTTCTGTCTGCAGTGGCTGCAGCAACGCCTACACTATTTATAGACTTACCAAGCTTTTGAGCGCTTTTTTCAGTAAGGCGCATTGTTCCATCATCGTCTACAATGATGTTTACTTTAACTTCTCTAGCCATTATCCTTGAACATTATGAGCGTATTGCTTTCCGCCGCTTCGAGACTTTCTTTCTTCCGCTTTTCTTTTTTGTCTCATTTCATGATTTAATTTTTCGACTTGAAAGTTTTGTATCTTTGATATAAAGAATACTACAGTCTTTCTGTCTTCAATCTTAAATAAATCTAGAAAAAATTCTATACTAGACCAATCTTTTCCGAAGTAACTTCCAGACATGCCATCCCAACGATCCGGCATATAAGAAAAGATTGTAAAAGCATTTTGAACGTCTTCTGGTAGATTGTCTAACGTTGGCGGCAGTTTATCGGGATCAGGTTCTGTCCCTAACTGCTCGCACATTGCTAAATATTTTTCTACTGAGATGCCGGAATTGAAATTGATGGCTTTTTCGACAAGCCGGAGACATTCTTCGACTTGTTCTTGGTAAAATTTTCAAGGTCACCTAGAGTTTCAGTAATCCAATTATCAAAATCGGATGAGTTTTTCATTAGAATCTCTGCCTCTTCTTGCGAATAGGGCAGTTCTGAATCTGGGTCTAAGGTTCCGATATCTACTAATAGAAGCTCTTCTAAATAAGATAATCTTAATCCTTTCCACCCTTTAATGATTGCAGAAACATAATTCGTTAAAAACTTGTCTTCGTCTAAAACTTCCTCTGCTTGGTGTGTGGAACGATTGAATTTCTTATTGATGCACTTCTTGCGCAAGGCAAGAAGCTCTTCTCTTGCTAAATAACATAAATCTACTTCAAAACCTTCCATTCCCGGAAATTCAATCGAAACGGTCATGCTAGGCTTCATTAAAGTTTTTAGAGAAATTTCACTCATGTATTACACCTTCTTTATTTTAGTAAAATAGGGGGAGCATAAACTCCCCCAATATTTTACAATTATACATAAGTGATGACTGAATGTCAAGATATTTTTTTAAGCTGCTGAATTATAAATTACTGTTATTTCATCAGTCTTATCTACATCCCCGCTAGACGTCTGACCATGGAATGCAATATCAAGAGTTAACAAGTCTTCTACATTAATTACAGGAATCTCTAAATGTGCCTGTGGCAAATCAAAAACAACACTTGGATTACCGACACCGCCTACATTAATACCCATATCAAACTGATTACGAACAGTTGTAGTATCCGCAACTAGGTCTTTAAACAATTCAGAGGATCTGTTTGCCGTTGTGTCTAGATAGCAAGTAAGATTTCCTGAAATAGAACGAGTTCCTGTAATATTCGCAATAGGCTGATTTACTTTTCCAAGTTCTTCAGGAGTAAGATACGTGATATTATTTTCTAGGGTAATACTTCCTCCTGTAAGAATGACGGTATATGTTGGAATTGGACTTACATCGGATCTTGTTAAGTCCACTGTAGAGATACGGTTTCGAATGAAGCTTGAAGTATCTATTACATCAATTTCAGTAACGCTAACTGCTTTAGAACTTGCTTCTGCAATCTCTTTTGCAAACCCAGACCACTGAAGGGTGGCGATTCCATCAATATCAAAATCCATTGTAACTGAAGTAATTACTACATCATTTAATTGATATGTTTTACCAGGATATTGAAACTGAAGTGTCCAACCGGAAGCAAAACTTGATACGTTTGACGCTTGAAAGTTAAACGTGTTAGTACGCGTAGTTGCAGCTACTGGAGGCGAAGGCGACACTGATGAATTGTCTGTAATTGCATTTATGATTCCAGTACTGCTCGCATACGCACTGTTAGAAAAAATACCATCTGTATAAGTATCCGCACCACAAAACATTCCCCATAAAGCTTCTTCTACTGCACGAGCCTGGGGAATATCGTTCACTAAAGGACTTGCTAATTCTGGTGAAGTAACATCTGCAACAGGAAGAAGAGCCGTTTGAGGTCTTGCATAAGTGCTAAAACTCCACTCTACCGGTGCCAAAGCATCATTAAATAGCAACCTTGCTCTGCGAGAAAATGTTCCTGCTTCATTTACTGTAATTTCAGTAGAATTGATTGCCTGACTAAAAGAGTACCCGTCCAATACTGGTATCTCCCAATAATTCGTATTAGCAGGGTCTCCAAGAACAACTTTTACGTCTCTTGTAAATAGTAACGCCATGTTTATCTCCTAATAAAAGATTTAATCTTTTATCTCTAACCTACAAAAGGTTAATATCGAACTTCGCAGGTTATCTCTCCGACACCTAGAGGTTCTAGTGCTCCCTCATCAGTATCTAAACTTACGATAGTAATTTGTTGTACTGACTGAGAATTTCCATTCTGATCTTTATAGAAAAGTACAGAATTATCTTCTAAAACTGTTTCTACATCTTCGAGTAGTTTTTCTAATGCTAAAACAGCGTCTTCTTGTTGAACGTACACTCGAATGGTTACGTTCATGTATCTATCTTTATAACCGCCGCCTTGATATTGGCGAGTCTCTCCTCCAGCATTTACATGAATTGCTGGAAAGTCTTCTATTTCGTCCCAGAATTTTAATCTAGGAAGAACATTATTATATACATTTGATCTATACGGATTATTACCGTTTATCTGCTTTAGTTTCTCAACAAGAGCATTAATAATCGCCATTCTTCTTGATGTATAATCTCTTGTGGCCACTTACAGCTCCTTTGTTACAATAAACCTGTCTTTCATATATTGTGTAGCTAATTGGCGTACACTTGTTGAAATTATTTTTTGTGGGTCTCTTTCACGAGTAGCTAAAGAAGACCTTCCTGGCTCAAATAACTGATAGGGATCTTGCATATAAGTATAGTTTATCTGTCTCATCCCTTCCCGAGTTTCTGTAATACTTGTGACTCGTGCACTACTCGCAAAACGGCCTGTTCTATTTACAAGTGCCGGATACCCCATATTTTTATATACTTGTTTTGGTAATAAAGCACTCAATAATGCCACCAGTCTAGAAGGGCTTTCTTTAATTACTTTTTTCTTTGTTCTACCCTTAGCAATACTAGGGGAAGGCAGTCCTACAGGAACTTTTTCAAAAGTCATAAACTTAGAATAATTTGAAGCATTTTTTCTAGGTTTTTTTGGCATACCAAAAACAAATATGTTTCTAGCAGTTTTAAACTTTGAAAAAATTTTATATTCTATATCGTCTCTAACTCTTTCAACTTTGCTTTTACTACCTTTTTGATTCGCTAAATCCCTACTTTCTAACCATACCTGTAAATCTTTTTCTAGGTCTGCACGTATTCTTGCAAAGTCTGTTGCTTGCTTTTTATCATTAATACTTTTTGGACCTAAAGTAATTTTTACATAGCCATCATATTTACCGCTTTGATAGTATGTAATTTTATACTGTTCTATTAGTTGGCGCATTTTAGTATAGTATGCGCTTCCAACAAAACTTGTAAATCTACTATTTGAAAGGGCATCAAAATACGCTTCTAATCGTGCAGACCCTACTGTAGTATTTCCTTGATGTAATCTTACTACTTGTCTGTTAAAAACAGATTCTGATAGCTCTTCGCCTAGTTCTGCTTCTAAAGAGCTTCTAGCTGCATTTCTTATAAGCTTCCAAACAGTATCACTATTTTTTGGTAAATCAAAGTAAAGATTATGAGATGTTACTCTTTCCCCGGCAGATAGTCCTATACCGTTTCCCTTCTCAGACTGTAACTCTAACCAAGCTTTTATCTCTTTAAATACTTTACTTACAGCGTTATTTAGTTGTCGATCTGTAGGAACTACTTGACCATCCGTTGCGGCTAGTACTCCTTCTTGAAAAGCCATTTTCATAAGCTTTCTATTCAATCGAATTTTTTGCTTATTTCTATCTACAGCTCTTCTTAAAGGTTTATCCCCTAAATCTTTATCAAGTTTTGCTAAAAAAGCGTCTAAACTTTTTTTACTCATGAGATTCTGTACATGTCCAGAACTCTTCGAATATGGTCTGGAAAGCCTGGATCGCTTCTAATAGAAGAAGAGGGCACTCCTTCTCGAGTCGCAGTTCCAATAGTCTGTCTCTCTTTGTGTTCGTTATTATGGTAGTAAGTAATAATATCACCAACAGCAAGTTGCAAGTCTGCAGGTATTGTAGCATAGCCTGCCTGATAAACTACTTTTACCGAACCTACACCTCTTGGAAAATTTCTATAAGCTCCGCTCTCATTAGTTCTAAAAATAGAATCTGATACTCTATCTAAATACCAAGAGTACTGAGCCGGAGAACCATTACCATCTGCAAATAATTCTGTATACTCGGTTCCTTGCGATGATCTCTCAAAAACTCCTATAACCGAAATAACAGGACTTTGCTTTAATTGAACTACATAAGTATCCCACTGAATATTAAACTTTTCTTCATATCCAGGTGAGCCTACATAAGCATCAAACTCATTATTACAATAAGTTCGGACAAGCTGACTTACACTCGTAATTAGCGTCTCAAATTTATCGTCGTACTGAGTAGAATTTATGCCTTCTAAAAGCTTATACTCATCTAATGTAATTAAATCGGCCATTTAATCTCTCAAAAGGCTTGGGAGCCCGGAGGCTCCCATCCTAAGTAGTTTTTACCAAACTGCTTCGATAATTTGCTTATCAGCACCTTGGTCTGCAAACATGCAGTCAAAGCCACGACGCTGCGTAGCAACCAATACACGACGCTGGTTTTCAACATCATAATCGGTTTCAACAGTAGCACCACGCTGAACGGGTACTACGAAGTTACGAGGATTCACTGCAACGGCGCAAGGTGCACCATCTGCTGCTGCAGGGAATTCGTCACATACATATACGGGTGAGCCGTATGCGCTACCCATAGCACCAGTCAACTTCAGTGCCATGTCACTACCAACATCCGTGATGTTAGCAAATTGAGTATCCTCAAGCAATGAGTAGTAAGCTGCGAGAGATACGATAAACATTACGTCCGTAGGACGACGACCGTATTTACCCATCAAAGTACGCATTGTAAGTAAATCTGCTGCTGCAAAAGCACCAGAGGTTGAGAAAGGCGAAATAGGAGCACCTACTTCGTGAGTAGCGCCCTTACGAGCCAAAAGACCTTGATACTGGCTAGAGATAAGATCGCTACCATGCTGACCCATCAAAAGTGAGTGTTCGATAGCGCGTGCGTGGGCACGAACCATAGACTCACGAATCAAAGGCAGTACGGGAATAATTGCGTCTTCTTCAGTTTCGTTAGCAATGTAAGACTTAGAAACCAACTTCGCAGTGGTAAGAACTTTAGAGCCCAAACCAATACCGCTATTAGTTCCGTGAGCAGTATCACGATCCTCCAAGTCACCCTTGAAAGCAGAACCAGCACCTGAACCAGCAACGCTAGGGGGTGAGGCGGGGGATACGAATGAAGCGTAACCTGCATCGGGCATGGTCGGTACAACCAATGAAGCTGCATTCATCTGAATCTTACGGAACATCGGGTCGAGAATCAACTCCAACTCAATGTCACGCTCGAGAGCCGTAGAAATAACGCTCTCAAAATCAGACGTAGCAGAGGTAGGTACAGTAACACCAGAATCAATGTTTACTTTTTGGAACAATTGCTTACCAAGTTTCGTATCCCAACCTTTCTTGGTAATCACACCAAGCATATGAGCCTCAACAAGTTCTGCTTCATACTTGTCTGCAAAAGATTTAACTTCGCTACGGTCAGCGAATACACGCTTACTTTCACGCATCTTTTGAATTTCTTCGGATTTTTCAGCAAGTTCTCTTTCGAACTGCTTTACAATCTCCATGTGGTCGGCATCTCTTTGAGACATTTTAGCCTCAACGTCAGCCATTAATTTTTCTGCACCGCTTGATACGGCGGTAACAATGCGCTGTTCTTCAGCAGCTTTCTGAGCTTCAGCTTCGGCAGCAGCTTTTTGTTCTGCTTCCATCTTAGCTTGCTCTTCTGCCTTGCGCTCAGCGTCTTTCATTGCCATTGCAGCCGCAGTCTTTTCGA